TCACCAACCGCAGCGGCGGATAAGTACTACTACACCTGCGAGGCGTACAAGTCCAGCGATGAAAGCTTGAATTCAAACACCGTCACCGTCACCCCGACAGCAACGGTTGGCACTATCCGCGTCAATGGAACTGTTGTGGCATCCGGTGCTGCATCCGGTACTATTGCCATTGGGCAGAACAGCGGCGACAAGACCATGATATCAGTGGTTGTGTCGGAAACGGGCAAGATCCCAGTACCCTACTTTATCGAAGTGACTATGGGTATCTCAGCATACTCCGCGTGAGTGGGTGACTGATGACCGGACAGAAACGACAGGAAATTGAGATCGGAGGGAAAAGGCATCATCTCCTTTTCTCGTATAACATGCTTTGCATGGTAGAGGAGCAGGGGGGGACAAAAGAACTGCTCAGCGCGGATATCGGAGCGAAGAACTTCACCGGTGCCCGGGCAATCCTCTGGGCAGCGATCAACGCAGCGAAGGCCGAAAGTGTCACCATCGAAGAGGCAGGGGATCTCTGTGAGAAATACGCAGATGAGCACGGGGGAATTGAGCCGCTCGCCAAGAAAATTAATGAAATGCTCGGGTTGGCAAACCTCGTAGGAACCACCGTAAAAAACCCGGAACCGGCCCCCGCACCGAAGAAGCGGGGAGCCTTGGAGACCTGATCCAAAATCACCGTAGCCTAGCGTATGGCATCGGCAACCTTACCCCGGAAGAGTTCGGAGATCTCGCACCGTGGGAATTTGTCCCGTATATTCAAGTCAAAATTGAGCGGGAAAAGGAACGGATAAAAATGGAGAACGAACGGTTTGGCTTGATCGCAGCGACGATAATCAATTCTAGCCCGTACCGGAAGAAAGGATCAAAACTTGTAAAAGCCGGTGATTTCTTCGTGCAAAAATCCTCTGAAAAGAAGAAAGGATCCACCTTGAATCAGTTGTATGACAAGATGCGGTCAATTTGCGGTATGATGGGAGGATATAACCGTGGTGTTTGAAGGATTTGCAAAAGGGCTGTCGTTCCTGATTACGGCGGATATTACCGGGCTCGTAAAAGCCATTGGGCAGGCGGATCTTGAACTGGCAAAAGTTGACAAGGCGGTTGCTCGTGGTCAGAAGGTGATTGAAGGATACGGCAATTCAATGCAATCTCTCGGAAAACAGATGTCGTGGCAAGTCACCGCCCCCATTGTGGCGATTGGCACGGCGTCCGTCTACACCGCCGCACAGTTCGACGACTCGATGCGGAAAGTCCAGGCTAAGGTTGGCGGGACCACCGAAGACCTTGCCGCCATGCGTGAACAGGCGCTCCAGCTTGGCGCTGATACCGCGTGGTCAGCGTCGGAAGCTGCTGACGGTATGGAATACCTTGCGGCTGCAGGTTTCAACGCATCTGAAGTCATGGCAGCCATGCCTGGTATGTTGGCGCTTGCATCATCCGATGCCGTGGATCTGGGGGTTGCCGCAGAGATTGCCGGTGCCACCCTAAACGGGTTCGGGCTTGAAGCTGCTGAAGCCGGTCGGGTGGCGGACGTGCTGGCAAAATCCGCCGCCGCGACAAATGCCGGTGTTACGGATATGGGAAATGCAATGGCGTATATCGCCCCTGTAGCAAAAGCCACCGGGTTAAGTTTAGAAGAGACAGCCGCAGCGATTGGTATCATGTCGAATGCGGGTATCAAAGGCTCAATGGCCGGCACGGCGCTTCGGGGGTCGCTCACTGCGCTCATGTCGCCGTCGAACGAGGCGGCGGATATCATGAAGCGGTATAATCTCCAGTTGAACACAAATCAGGCCGCCATGATCGCGGCTAACGGGGAGTATGATAACGCCAATACAAAGTTGAACGGGTATAAATCCCAACTTGAAGCCGCCACGCAAAAACTCAAAGATATGAAATCGGCCGGTACGTTTTCAAATACTGATATCGACCAACAAAAAACCTCAATCGATAACCTGAAAAAATCAGTGAAAGAGGCCACGCAAAAACTCAAAGATATGAAAGCGTCCGGGGCCGCCTCAAAAGAACAGATCGCACAGCAGACCGCCGCCATCAACTCTCTGAAAAAAGCGCAGGAAGAAGCAACGGACCGGCTCAACTACATGAAAACCGCCGGCACGGCTTCAAAAGACGAGATGGAGAAACAAAAAATAGTGATCGACAAGCTCAAAGATTCCATAACCGCCCAAAAAGAAGAGGTCAAAAAACTTGGAGATTCATCAGAAGTTCTGGCGTCTGAAGGACTTATCCCGCTGAATGAGATCGTTAAACAGTTCGCAGATTCCGGGATGACTACCGCCGAGATCATGACTATCTTTGGCGACCGGGCCGGGCCGGGTATGCTTGCACTTATCCAGCAGGGACAGGGCGGGCTTGTCGATATGACTGCCGAACTGGAAAACAGCGCCGGGGCAGCTCAGGAAATGGCGGACCTCATGGAATCCGGACCCGGCGGCGCGTTCCGGCAGCTTGAAGGGTCAATCGAAACGGTATCCATTGCTATCGGCGACGCCCTGATCCCAGCGTTATTGCCGCTGATGGATATAATCAAGGGCGTGGCGGACTGGTTGGGCTCGCTCGACAAGGATACCCTGACGATCATTGTTACCATAGCGGCGTTCGCGGCGGCAGTCGGACCGCTCCTCATCGTTCTGGGGATGGTAGTGTCAAGTATCGGATCGATCATCACCATCATCCCAGTGCTGATGGCCGGACTTACCTTGCTGGCAGCCCATCCGGTCGTGCTGGTCATTGTCGGACTTGTGGCGATACTCTACATCCTCGAAACCCGGTTTGGCGTGCTCTCAGCCGCTGCCGGGGTACTCTCTGACGGGTTCACGTGGCTGGCAACAGGGATCGGTGAGTTTGTGGATTGGGTTGCCAACGCCGTGAACTGGTCGGACGTGCTCTACAACGCATTCCTGATCCTGCTCGGACCTATCGGCTGGATTCAGCTTGCCATGAATGCGCTCGGGGTGTCGTGGGACGATGTCTGGAACGGCATGATTTCCGGCATGAAATGGGCGATCAATATCATGATCGATGGGTTCAACGCGCTGATCGACGCCCAAAACGCGATCTCATCGCTCGGAGGTCTCAACCCTTACGCATACGAGATCCCGAATATCCCCCGGCTGGCAGCAGGCGGCATCGTTACGGAGCCCACCGTCGCCATGATCGGTGAGGCCGGGCCCGAGGCCGTGGTGCCGCTCACTGGGAACAACGGGGCGGGTATGGGGGGCGTCACCATCAGGATCGATAAGATGGAAGTCCGGAACGATCAGGATGTCCATCTGGTCGCCCGTGAACTCTACACGCTGATCGACCGGCAGAACCGGGGCAGTGGGGCCGGAGCATGACCGACAACGGCGGGTTCACCCTGAATGGCACGGCGGTGAGCACTTACGGGGTCACGCTGAAATACGCCCCCGGTCAGCCGATGCTCCCCGAAACCCGGGACCGCACCGCTGAGATCCCCGGCAGGCACGGGACGTACTGGTTTGATTCGGATCTCGGACAGCGCCGGTTCTCACTCCCATGCATGTTCACAGACTGCGCGGATGCAGCGGCCCTGGACACGCTGATCATGACGTTCGGCCGGGTGCTGGTGGATGTGAACGGGAAACCGAAGGCGCTGTCCCTGATCTTCGACGATGCGCCGACAATTACCTACACGGTCCGGTATGCGGGGGAAATCCCATTTGACCGGGCATGGTGCGGGATGCCGGAGTTTTCGCTGAACCTCGTAGCGGACGATCCGTTTGGTTACGAGGCGGAGGACACCACCAGTGACACCCTCACAGCATCCCCCGGAGCGGTAACGGTGGAATCTGACGGCAACGCGAACACCCCGGCGCGGGTATGCGTCACCAACAATGGCGCAGGCGCGATTGATGGATTCACGATCACTATTGAGTATGTATTGGATTGAGGACTGAAAATGGCTTACGAAGGATTTGCGGAATACGCGGCCAAGAAAATTCTTGAGCACGCGATGGGAAAGACCAGCTGGACAATGCCCACAAACGTCTATGTGGCGCTCTACAACGGCGACCCGCTCGGGGCCGGTGCCGAACTCTCCGACCCACCGGATACCGACTATGCCCGCGAACAGACAACCGGCACCGATTGGGCGGCGGCCGCATTCGCGTCCCCGGCGGCATCGATTGCCAACGCTGCTGACATCGATTTCGGCACGTCTGGCGCGGCATGGGGGACCGTTGATCACGTGGCGATATTTGACGCGGCAACCGACGGCAACATGATCGCCACCGGTGCGCTGGTATCGAGTGTCAACATCACCAGCGGGATCCCTGTCAAGTTCCCGATTGGCGCGCTGATTATACGGTACACGCAGGACACCATCGCGTAGGCGGACCATGAAGATCGACCGTGGAAAGATTGACCGGGCAGGTATCGACCGGGCGTTTACGGCGAAAATATTCGCGCTCTATGCCAACATCGAGGGCGTCGGAAGCGTCTATGCGGACCTGTTTGTCCCGGTCGATCTCTATGCCACTATTGAGGGCACGGGCGATGTTGTCGCAACGCTGGAAGTATCACAGTACATCTATGCGACCATTGACGGGACTGGCAGCGTCTATGCCCGACTTGCAGTCAATACCGAAACTATCACAATCACGTTCACCGGCACGCTGGTGGCGGGAAAAACCGTTTGCATCGACGGCCGGGACTTTACGGTTCTGAACGACGGGGTGAACGCCATCGCTGACTTCTCCGGGGATTTCCCGACAATCTGGCCCGGCGCCAACACGGTGTTGTATGAGGATTCCGAAGGCAGCCGGACGGTACTGGTAGCGGTCACGAAAAAGGATAGGAGCATCTGAAAATGGCATATGTAGCACTTGCAAAAATCAAGAAAAACAGTGTGGCAACCACGCTGTCGAGCGGCATCGCCGATGATGCCACTACCATCCCGGTATCGGAACTTGCGTACTTCCACGATGAGGACAGCACCCTGATCACCCGCGGGATCGTGATCGGGTTCGACAACGCGAACCAGACGTATGCGGAAGAGATCACCATCACCGGGGCGTCAGCTACCAGCGGCGCCGGCAACCTGACCGGGGCGACCAGGGGCGTCAACGCTGACGGCAGCATTGGGGCGGCCCGGGCATGGGATTCCGGTACTGAGATTGCGGTGATGGTCGCCATCGGGACCTACAACATCATCAAGGACAACTTTGCCGCACACGAGAGCGGGAAAGCCGCCGCCGGGGCAAATTCGGATATCACTTCCCTATCTGGCCTGACAACCGCGCTGTCGGAAACGCAGGGCGGCACCGGACAAGCCACCATAACGGCCGGCGATCTGCTTTACGGTGACGGCGCAAACTCGCTCGGGAAACTGGCAGCGACCGGGAACGGCAGCAAAGCCCTCGTTATGAACAGCGGGGCCACGGCACCGGAGTACAAGCACGCCGCCCGGACCATCGTCCTATCTGGCGCGGGCGGGTATCCGGCAACCACCCTGCCTGACGCCGGGTTCATGACAGTCGAGATGGAAACAAACGATGTGGATGTGCGGGGCACGAAATTCTCACATTCCGCCGACGCGCTCTCGTATCACGTATGGGCGGCCCCAACCCCGCTGAACTACGACGGCGGCACCATGACCGCCCAATTTTTCTGGACGACCAACACCGCCGAAGCGTCCGGTGATATCCGGTGGCAGATCCAGATGCTGAGCCGGGCGGATGATGAGGCGCTGGATGCTGCATGGGGGACGGCGGTTGGAGTGACAGATACAATCACTGCGGTCAACGACCAGCATATCTCCGCCGCTTCCGCTGCAATCACACCGGCAGGCACGCCGGCAGGCGGAGAAATGATGTATTTCCGAGTAGCCCGGGATTTCGAGAACGGCGACACCTCAACCGCAGACGCGATCCTGCTTGCGGTTCGGCTGGCATATACGACTGACAACTATTCGGACGAGTGATTTTATGACAGTGACGAAAACCGAAACTACCGATGGCGAATATGCTGTCATCAAATGGACGACCGACCTTGCGGCTGGTGGAGGGCAGGATTCGACAACGTGGGACGCCGATGCAGCGGGTGCGACCGAGGTGGAATATCTCGTCGTCGCAGGAGGTGGAGGTGGTGCCGGAGGCACATCTGGTGGTGGTGGCGGTGCAGGGGGTATGCGGGCTGCCACCGGACTTGCCGTTTCTGGGACCATCAATGTCAAAATCGGCGCTGGCGGTGCCGGTGGTGTCGGTGACACTGCTGGAAATCCGGGTGCAAAATCGTCGTTTGGAGCGATTGAATCTCTTGGTGGCGGTTATGGGGGTGGGTATTATACCAATTCTATTGATGATTGGTTACAGTACGTAGGGGGTGATGGCGGCAGCGGTGGCGGTGCGGGAGCCAGAGGAGCCACCGGTACATCAGTTGGCGGCACCGGTACGGACGGACAAGGTAACTCGGGGGGTTCTATCACCACATCTGGCGTATATCTTGCTGCCGGCGGAGGTGGGAAGGGCGCTGCCGGGGGATCGTCTTCTAGTTCTCCGTCCGGAAACGGTGGTGCCGGAACAGCATCTTCTATCTCGGGCGCGTCCGTTACATATGCCGGCGGTGGTGGTGGCGGCGGGCACACGGGTGATGTGCTGCCGGGGAGCGGCGGGAGCGGCGGTGGCGGCAACGGTACCCAAACCGGCGCAGGGCAGGCGGGAACCAACGATCTCGGCGGTGGCGGCGGTGGAGGCGGTAGTGCAGGCAATGGTGGATCAGGTGGTTCTGGGGTTGTGATTGTGCGTTTTATCACTGCCGAATCCACCAACAATTTTGGCGGCGTCTCTATCGGCAGCGCAAATATGATGGAGGTATGAATATGATATCAACACTTGAAACTGAACTCAACACCGTCGCATATGCGGCGGTGAAGCGGGAGGTATATCCGCCCTCTCCAGCGCCGGTATCCGACGCGGAACTGAAAGACGAACTCAAGAATCTGAAAGCCGGCAAGATTCCCCGCCCGAAAACCAAGGCGGAATACGTCGCCCTGCTATCCTCGCTGGAAACGCAGATCGCGGCGGTTCAGGCACAGAACGAGAAGGCGCAGGCAGATTATCGGGCAGCACGGGAAACCATAGACAAAACGTTCGAAGCCGCAATCCAGACCGCGAAAACCGATGAGGATAACCGGTGGGCGGCGATCCGGGCATACCGCAACGCGCTATTATCGGCTTGCGACTGGACACAGATCCCTGACGTTCCGCTGGAAGAGAAACAGCGGGCGGCTTGGCAGGATTACCGGCAGGCCCTGAGGGATATCCCGCAGCAGCTCGGCGACGGCAAACCGGCAGGCCAGGACGAGGTTGTCTGGCCGGAGAAACCGGAGAGTCCCTGATGGCGTATCAGGTCTGGGTGTTCACAGCTGCCGGGGTCAAGACAGCATACCTGGAAAACGCTTACGACATCCAGCGGAGCGTCAAGGCCAACCAGACCCCCACCCTCTCATTTTCCCTGCCTGCGGACGATGCCAAAGCCGATTACATCACATCGGCTTACGAGGTCAAAATCTGGAATACCGTGAAAGCCCGGTGGGAAGGGTTGTATATCCTCGATGATGCGGAAGAGCGGTGGGGCGGGTCCGGGAGCATCATCACGGCCAACTATTCCGGGGTCATGGGTCAGCTCGTGCAGGAAGACAATATTACGTATGACACCACCGCCACGCCAAAAACGCCCACCCAGATTATCACGGCCCTGCTCGCGCTGCAGGAAAATGCCGCCCCGATCACCGTGGGAACCATCCAGCCCACCACCTCGTTCGCGTTCGCGGTCGAAAATGCCAACCTGCTCGGTGCCGTCCTGAAATGTGCGGAGTATCTCGGGGGGTATATCGAGGTGGACTCATCCAGGGCGCTGAACTGGTACAATGAACCGAGCGGGGATCCCGTCCGGGAAATCCGGTACCGCAAGAACCTGCGGGGCGTCAGCCGCAAACGGGATTTCACCACCATCATCAACAAGATCTACGCGTACGGATTCGGGGAAACGGAAGCGCAGGTGACGCTGGTTGATGCCGGAGAAGCTCACGAGTATATCGAGGACGGGACCAGCCAGACGGCGTACGGCGTGCGGATCAAGCGGATGACCGACAAGCGCATCACTCACCCGTCAACCCTGCTCCTGTGGGCGCAACGAATCCTCGCGCTCTACAAAGACCCGGTCTATTATTATGAGGTGGACGTGGTCAACCTTGCCGAACACCCGGATTTCACGTTTGACCTGGAAAATCTGGAAGTCGGGCAGATCGTCCGGGTAGTGAATTCTGACCTTAATGATCTCAATGTGAACGTCAAGATCGTATCGGTAAGTACTCAGCTAGACCGGCCGGAGAACATCACGCTGGAACTTGCCAACGCGACCAAGACGTTAGCGGATAGTATCGGGTCGGTGCAGATCAAAACCTCGTTGGCTGAGAACATCGCAGTTCAGATCGGAGCGGGTCAGGTATCGGTTTTAGGCACGTTCACGGTCGAGGACTGGGCAAGCGAAGGCGTGACCACCATTGACGGCGGAAACATCACCACCAACACGATCACGGCCGATGCCATCAAGACCAGCACGCTTAATGCCAAGACGATCACGCTCGGAACAACGGGCGGCGACAGCATCATCAAGAGCGGGAACTATTCGGCTGGTAGTGCTGGATGGCAGATCAAGGCCAACGGCGACGCGGAATTTAACAACGTGACGGTCCGGGGGACGATTGGAACGGCGAGTATCGGGACTGGTTCCACAATCACCGTATCCGGAAACATCCGATCTTCAAATTTTAATTCATCGACGGATACCGGATGGTTGATTTATGGGGATGGATCTGCCATAGTCGCCCGGCAGTTTCAGGCAATGGATAATATTATTGTTGATGGGGAGATAAATACAAAACAGATTACAGTTGAAACATCCCCCCATATTCAATTGTGGAATGAATCAACGTGGTGCGAATTGTATGTTTCAGGAAATAATCTGATGTTTAAAAACGGCGTTGGTACATACACAATCACCATGAGCTGATACCATGATCCGCACATTCACCATAGTTGAAAACCAGCAGGAGAACGGCAATGTTGAGTACTCAGTGAGCGGAGATCTCCCCATTGATCAGGCAGCCGCCGCGCTGGTAAGAATCGCGCTCGTGACTAAAATGCCAAAAAAAGAAGAGAAGATTACCAAGGATCCTGTATCGGAACCGTCCGGCCCTCATCAGCCCTCATAATACATTCTCTTTTTTCAAGGTTGTTGTCAAGTTCGATCCAGTATCCTGGGTGAGCGCCGCCGCCTTCCCAGCTTGTCACCGCCGAGAAATGGCAGACCGGTAGATCGTCGGGGATTAGTTTGTTAAGGTCGGTTTGCTGTTCCGTGATCGTCGCATGCTGGCTGGCAATGATCCCGCCCATGAGCACGATCACGATCAGCGCCACATACAGGTATCCTTTTTCGCATCCTTTCGTGTGCATGGTTTTACTGTATTCCCGTGCCGGTATATATTTTTTGGGGTCAAAAAATAAATAAAAACATTTATTACCTCATACGCCTATTTTGTAGTATGGCAACGAAGAAGAAGGCCGTGAAAAAGGTGTGTCCCAACTGCGGGAAAGGCTACGGGATGAACACCCGGAAGGATGGTACAGTTCGGTGCAGGCTCTGCGGATATGAGGGACGGCCATGAAACCGTTTGATTGCCCCCCGGCCGGCGCCGCATCGGATTGTGCCCTGTGCCCGGCCGAGGTAAAACAACAGTGTGTCCCTAAAGAGATCAAGGGGGAGATCACTGTAACCATGGAACATTGCTCCGAGTGTCCGGCGGTATCAATGTGTGATGCTCATATCACCGATGGGGCATGGAAGCACCGGAAAGGCGCAGTACCGTGCCGGGGGGTGCTGGAATGATCGGCCGCGCAATCATTGTAGAGGAGCCGATAGCGCCGATCATCGACGCAGAGAAAGCGCAGAACGCAGCACGTGTGGATCCGGTAAAGATGCTCTACACTAAGGACATTGAACAATCAGATGGGGCCTGCATCTGGGTATCGGCATTTACAGGGCACGAGGCGTCAGCAATCCAGATAGGGGTGCGAGTACGTCTTGGATCGACCACTCATCACGCATCAATCGATGAGGCAAAGGCCATGCGTGATGCACTGACGGAAGCGATCACGGCGCGGGAAGCGATTACGGGGGCGCTGTGATGAATGGAAAACCGTTGATATCGGTAATGCCAGATTCAGGAAATTCGATCCTCATTAAGGGGTTGTCCGACCGGATGGATCGCGTGCTCCCCACACTCGGCATAAGGACGTTTAATCACTCCTTTGAGATCACGGTTACGGATCTCGCCGGTGATATCGTGCATGTCGTTGTAATCAGACAAAATGGCGACATCGAGGTGGATAAATGACTACAAAAGAGGAACAGCGGAGTCTCATAGACTGCCCGCTCCCTAAAGTGGTCATCATCAACCCACTCACCCGTGTATGGGATATTGACGGGCAGGAAGTGCTGTGATGGGACTTACAAAAGAAGATGTTGAGATAAAGCGCACTCCGATAACGGTTAATGACACTCCGGCGTGCTATCGGCATTACAAGCACCTGTCAAATGAGTGCGAGGCATGTTGCTGCTCTCATGATTGCATGAGGGAGGATTGGCCGTAATGACTACAAAAGAGGAACAGCGCAGCCTCATAGACTGCCCGCTGCCGCCGACCGTGCAGATCGCCGAAATACTGAAACTCCCGCCGCTCTCCCGTGCTCTTGAGTGCGAGAACAAGATGATCAAGATCCAGATAGAGATCGACCGGCTCGCAAAACTGCACATATCGGGGTTATCGGAGCAGATGCAGGAACTTGTCACGGTTAGACAGGC